AGCTAACCTCCTTTGTCATTGACCACTGTGACCGCTGGCGCGACTGGCGCGACACCAACTATCTTCCCGACTACCTAGAATACGAGCGCATTTTCCGTGGCGAATGGGCTGCGGAGGACAAAACGCGAGAGTCTGAGCGTAGCAGAATTGTGACCCCAGCCACCCAGCAAGCGGTGGAGACTCGACACGCTGAGATCATGGAAGCGATCTTTGGTCAGGGCGAGTTCTTTGATATTGAGGACGATCTTAAAGACGTCAACGGCAACCCGCTTGATGTCGAGGCGCTTAAAGCCCAGTTGATGGAAGACTTTAAGCAAGACAAAATCAGAAAAGCTATCGACCAGATCGAGTTGATGGCTGAAATCTATGGCACTGGCATTGGCGAGATCGTGGTGAAGACCGAGAAAATCTTTGAACCAGCCACCCAGCCGATTCCAGGCCAGATGGGTCAAGCTGCCATTGGTGTGGTGGAAAAAAGCCGCATTGCGGTAAAGATTACTCCTGTCAACCCTAAGAATTTCTTGTTCGACCCCAACGGGACATCTATTGATGACTGCATGGGGGTGGCGATTGAGAAGTTTGTCAGCATCCACAAGGTGGTTGAGGGGATTGAGAAGGGCATCTACCGCAAGGTAAACATCACCACTGGTGACGAAGACACTGATCTTGAGCCAACTCAAGAGGTTAGCCAGTACAGAGACGGAAAAGTGCGGCTGCTGACGTACTACGGCCTTGTGCCAAGGGAGTACTTGACCGAAAAGGACGAGGAAATAGAAGAATTATTTCCCGAAGACTCGGTTGCTGACGATTACTCAAACATGGTAGAAGCCATTGTCGTGATTGCCAACGAGGGTTTGCTGCTAAAAGCAGAAGAAAACCCGTACATGATGAAAGACCGGCCAGTTCTGTCGTATCAGGACGATACCGTTCCGAATCGGCTGTTGGGTCGAGGGACGGTTGAGAAATCCTACAACATGCAGAAGGCGATTGACGCGCAAGTGCGTAGCCATCTGGATTCACTTGCTTTGACTACCTCACCAATGATCGGTTTGGACGCTTCCCGCCTTCCAAGGGGCGCTAAGTTTGAGGTAAAACCTGGCAAAGCGTTCTTGGTCAACGGCAACCCTGCTGAAATTCTCTATCCGTTTAAATTTGGCGAGACAAGTCTCAACAACCTGAACACGGCCAAAGAGTTTGAGAGGATGCTTTTGCAAGCCACCGGCACGATGGATGGTCAGGGCATGGTCAGCCAAGGTAATCGGGACGGCGCTGGCATGTCAATGGCAGTGGCTACGATCATCAAGAAGTACAAACGCACACTGGTGAACTTTCAAGAGGATTTCTTGATCCCGTTCATCCAAAAAGCGGCGTTCAGGTACATGCAGTTCGACCCAGAGCGCTATCCATCGGTGGACATGAAGTTCATACCGACGGCTACGCTTGGAATTATCGCAAGAGAGTACGAGCAGCAGCAGTTTGTGGGTCTATTGCAGACTCTTGGCCCGAATACACCGGTGTTGCCGATCATTCTGAAAGGCATCTTTGCCAACTCCAGCCTATCTAACAGGTATGAAATGATTGCGGCACTCGATCAGATGAGCCAGCCTAACCCAGAGGCACAACAGTTGGAGCAAGCCCAGCAACAGTTGGCACTGCAAGCAGCACAGGCTCAGATTGCGGTGCAGACTACGCAAGCAGAGCAAAATCGGGCAGAGGCGCAGAAGTTGGCAGTTGAAACGCAGCTTATGCCGCAAGAATCGCAAGCCAAGACTATGGCGGCGCTGACAAAAAATCTGCCAGATGACAACGAAGCCAAAGAGTTTGACAAACGGGTCAAGATTGCTGAGTTGATGCTCAAAGAGGCGGACATCAAGAACAAATCCAAGATCGTTGAGTTGCAGATGGCAAACAAACAAGAGAATTTGCGCTCAGTCGAGAACGAGTTCCTTGATCAACTGTCGGGAGCATTGAAATGATTGATCTCGATTCAATGTCTGACGATGACAAGCTAGCGGCGCTTGAGTCAATCCACAAGTCGATTGCTGAGAGCAAAGAAGTCCAAAAACAAAAGATTGCGGCCAATGTCAATCTGGTGCTGCAAGCCCTCAAGAAGATGGAGTCCGATATTCGGGCGCGGTACGATGAAACCGGCAAAGCGATTGAGAAACGGGTCGCCAGCATCAAAGATGGTCGAGACGGGCGCAACGGCATAGACGGCAAAGCTGGCAAAGACGGAAGGCCAGGTCGTGATGGGTTGCCAGGCCCTCGCGGCATTGATGGGCTGAACGGCATAAATGGTGTAGATGGTCAAGATGGCGTTTCTGTCACGGACGCCAAGATTGACTTTGATGGCAGCTTGATCATTACTTTGTCTACTGGGCAAGAGATCAATGTGGGTGAGGTTGTATCTCCCGACTTGGCTCAAAAGATACAAGTTATCAGCACCATGTCGACCAACGGAGCGGTAGGCATTAAAGACGAGGGTAGCTCAATCTCCACGGGTGTGAAGAACATCAACTTCGTTGGCGCGACTGTTACCGCGACTGCCTCTGGTGATGATGTCACCGTCAATGTCAGCGCTGGAACAGGAACAGTGACAAGTGTCGCTGTATCGGGCGGCACTACCGGTCTAACAACAAGCGGTGGGCCAATCACCACAACCGGCACGATTACCTTGGGCGGGACTCTTGCGGTGGCTAGTGGTGGTACAGGTACAGCAACCCCTAGCTTGGTAGCTGGAACAAACATCACCTCGATCACAGGCAGTTGGCCTAATCAGACAATTAACGCAAGCGGTGGGTCTGGAACAGTCACCAGTGTGGCGGCTACGGGTGGCACGGGCATCAGTGTTTCGGGTAGCCCGATCACAACTTCTGGCACGTTAACCATCACCAATACAGCACCGGATCAGACTGTTGCCTTGACCCAAGGCGGCACAACCACGATCACTGGTACTTACCCTAACTTTACGATTTCATCTGCTGACCAGTTTGTAGGCACTGTTACCTCAGTCACCGGAACATCACCTGTTGCGTCAAGCGGAGGTACAACCCCTGCAATCAGCTTGGCCTCTGGCTACGGCGACACGCTCAACCCTTACGCTAGCAAAACGGCCAACTTTGTTTTGGCTGCACCTAACGGGTCTGCTGGTGTACCGACATTCCGCGCTGTTGTTGCGGCTGACATCCCTACGCTAAACCAAAGCACCACCGGCAGCGCAGCCACCCTAACTACAGGCCGCACGATTGCCGTTACAGGTGATCTGACCTACACCAGCCCCTCTTTTGATGGATCAACCAATGTCACTGCTGCTGGCACACTGGCGACTGTTAACTCCAATGTGGGATCGTTCACTGCGGCAAACATCACGGTCAATGCCAAGGGTCTGATCACTGCGGCATCCAACGGAACGGCTGGCGCAACAATCAGCAACGACACCACCACGGCGAGCAATCTCTACCCTCTTTTTGCTGCGGTCACTAGCGGAACGCCAACAACAATCTACACCAGCGACCCTAAGTACTTGTACAAGCCAAGCACTGGCGAATTGCAAGCCACTGCGTTAGTGGCCTCCAACGGCTTGGTAGTCAATTCCAATACCGTGGCAACAAGCTACAGCATCCCAAGCGGAAGCAGCGCCATGAGCGCAGGGCCAATGAGCGTGTCAGGTGGGGTAACAGTAACAGTACCTTCGGGTTCAAGATGGGTGGTTTTATGAGCTTAATTTTAGACGGCACAAACGGCCTTTCTGATGTTGACGGCACAGCAGCCGCCCCCGCGCTCAGAGGCACTGACGCCAACACCGGCATCTTCTTCCCTGCGGCTGACACCATTGCTTTTGCTGAGGGTGGTGCAGAGGCTATGCGAATTGATAGCTCTGCACAAGTGGGGATTGGTACGAGTAGTCCTGCAAACTTGTTGCATGTTGAAAAGTCTTATAGCGGCACAATCGCAAAAATTAAAAATAACGCAGGGGCGACTACCTCTGACGCAGGATTAGAAGTTGAAACAAGCACAACTGGTGCAAAAACTTTACTCCTTAAAAATTCTGGAACAGAAACATTCTCTGTTCTGGGGAACGGAGAGTTTAAATTTAATTCTGGCTACGGCTCTGCTGCTGTAGCCTTTGGTTGCCGCGCATGGGTGAACTTCAACGGCACTGGCACTGTGGCTATTCGTGCGAGTGGGAATGTGTCGAGTATTACGGATAATGGCACAGGGCAATACACGGTAAATTTTACGACCGCCATGCCTGATGTAAATTACTCCGCTGTTTTCCAACATGAAAGTATTGATTATGCTGGTACAACATTTATACGAACTGGTACTACAACTACATCTTCAATTGGTGTTGCTACTTACAATATTTTCGGCACAGCTTATCAAGATACAGCTACTTTTAATGTCGCCGTATTCCGCTGAAAGAACATTATGACTCAACGCATAATCTACAAAACCCCAGACGGCGGTGTAGCGGTAATCATCCCCGCAGACACCATTGAAGCCTGCATGAAAGACATTCCCGAGGGCGCTG